CTATGTCGAGTATGATGAATAATAGCTTTACTACTGCTTAATTGAGTAGGTTTCTGCTTCTGAGCAGTCGGGAGTGGAGCAGGTCGAGATCTAAGTTTCCCTCCTGGGTCTCCTCGGGAAGTTTTACTTCTCCGGAAATATATTTTTGATACTGTTCTAGAAGGTTCTCTCTCAAAAGACAGACAGTAATTACTTCAGACTTGGGTACGAGGAAAATCTTCTCTGTTGTAATACCAATCCATGGTTTCAGAAGAAACGTTTCCCCGACAACATCTTCTTGAATCATAGGATAGGGAACCACCGCAATGGGATTATCCATCCAGAATAAATCGTTCGATTCACTGTCTCTTATCGATGCGATTACTAAATCGCCATTCTTAAATTTAATTACCTTTGGTGTTTCCATCAGTAGATATCCTCACGAGTTTGTATCTAAAACCTTCTTCATTATATAACTTAATTCTCTCTATCATGTGTAGTAGGGTGTAATTCTTTCTGCTTTTCCAAGACAAGTCATCACCAATATCAAAAAGACGACAGGAAGTTTTGTCATCCCCCTTACGCAATCCTCTACCAATCGACTGGAGATTTCTTACTCTAGATTTCGAGGGAGAAGCGAATATGACATTATGTAGATTCCTTATATTTATTCCCGTCGAAAACGTGCCGTATGATGCGATGATCACTGCATCTTTTTCTTTCTCGGTAATCTCTCGAACCTTCTCGCGTTGTTGAGTGTCAGTTCCACCATGAACAAAGAAAACCTGACGAGACTTTCCGACCTTCTCATTGATCAAGTCATACAACACCGCACCATGTTTCTCAACAAACTGAAATAGCACCAGCGTGTTGCCTTTTTGTGTGGTTGCTAGATTCTTGATTATGTTGTTGCGTTTTTGGTGTGTTACCAACCAGTCCATTTCTTCTTGGTAGGTATACTTCGTTAGTGCTTTCTTCTCTTCATCAGCATAATCTAACACGATGCAAGTTATGTCTAGATCAGCAACAGATCCTTGTTCCATTAATTCTTTGGTCGAGATAACCTTATGCACCTTACCGAACAGACCCTCGAGAATTAACTTATGCGTCTTAGTCCCGTCGAGAGTACCAGTAGTTCCGATGCGAAACTTAGTCTTGGTGCACTTATTGAAGATTGACGTCAGCGATTTCGCTTTGAAAAGATGCGCTTCGTCTCCATATATAACATCAAACTCATCAAAAAACTTTTTAGGTAATTTGTAGATGGATTGCCACGTTGATATAGTAATGGGATACTCATTCGACTTCTCGAACCCTGAATAGATTCTCGCGCAATTATAACTTGCTTTCCAGTCTGTTTCCGAGGCATAATCTTGGAAGTCCTTATACATTTGTTCAACTAGGGAAGTTGTTGGAACGATAATCAATTGCTTGCGCCCAAACTTCTGGTGGTAACGCATTAGCAGATATATGATCAATGACTTACCAGATGCAGTTGGTGACAGTAGCAGAGTTCTGCCGATGCGAATCGCATACTTGACAGCATCTAACTGGTAGTCTCTCGCCTCGATCGGTTGACCCTGCGAGTGAAGATTCAACGAGTCAGCATATTCAACCAGTTCTTCGTAGGTTATTGGATCGCCGATACGTTCGATCTGAACGTCCATCTCATAATCATTACGCTGGCAAAATTCTCTTAGATATGGAAGAAGACCCACGTAAAGTTCTTTAGTCCACATGTTGAACAAACGTGCTTTACCGTCCCATATCTTTGCACGATAGGTCGGCATGAATTTTGCTCCTGGAACATCAAACGTAAAGTAGTCGTTGAGTTCCTGTGCAATGCTAGGGTCGCATTCCACATTCAGATACACTTCATCTTTTTTAGTGATGGTTAGATCGGTCACATTAATCCATTTGTAAACTTGGTCCACTCAATCGCGGACTTAATATCCCATGTCCTACTATTTAGTGACCGCAGAATCTGCTCTAATTGGTATAGGACTGCTTTGATATAATCAATCTTATCTTGCTGTTTGATCATCTCTTCATCACATTGAAGAACATCATCCATCTCATTCTTTAGTGGTTTGAGACCTTGGTATTGATTCCATCCATGTTCTTCTAGTTCTTCGCGTGTAAGTTCTCCGCGATAATACCGCATCTTAGTTCTGCGCAAGCGATAATAATCTGCCTCTGCCTTGCGCAACTGCAGTTTGGAATTTGATAGTATGTTAAGATACTTGGAATGCAACTCTGGTGTCTTAGTTGATTCCGGACCAAGATTTAATTGGTCGATCTTACAGTCATTAGACCATGACTCTTGGATTTCAGATAGTTTCATAATGCCCTCAATAGAAAAATAATATAATCATACTATAAAATTGCGCGAAAGTCAATACTTAAAGTGGTGTAATTTCATAATGTCGATATTTAAATGCGGCGATACCTTGTAGGAAGTCTGCTCTACCAGTACTGATGTCAAAGTCAAGACCCTCTAGACTCACGGGAAACACATCATAGTATGAGATCTTTACGTTTGGATTATTATCAGAGTCGAGAATAAAGAAGTCTGCATCAGAGAAGTTACCTAGTGCGCCAAGTCTTTTATCAGAAACTGCTGGGAATCTGTATCTTTGACCCTCGTTCCAATCTTTGTATTGCTGACGATCTGTTGGGAACCCAAGACCGATTAACCAATTATACAATTCGATGTAGTTGCTCATATTTTCTTGAACAAGAAACCTGATCACCAGATCGCCGTATGCTAGTTTATCGCCTGGAACTGGAATATCTGACAATGGTGTTTGGAATGTAGGCGAACCAAGTTGTATCGCTGGAATATTTGCTGCCTGACAGAAATACGAAACGTTTGGTAGATTGTGAATCTGGAATTTAAATCCATTTGGTTTCAGATAATCGAGATCACTGGGTTGTTGATTAACCCAGTTCGCTTCTGTTACACCAAGTGATGTTTTTAATACCATGTTACCCTCATTTGTTTCATACTATTTATAATGAAAATGGGGAGAGCATTTCTGCTCCCCCCAGTTTCTTAGCAACCCTCTCTCTAACGGAGAGGTATCGATTACATAAGGTTAGTAACCTTAACGCGACGATAGTATTGGTTGCGGTTGGCAGTGAATGTATCACCGTCAGTTGTACCGTTCGACTGAGTTACGAATGGGTTAGCGATCATGCCGTAACGAGTCTTGAAACCAATTTTTGGTTGGAAGGTGTTAGGGTCGATAGCACGAACCATTTGTAGTGGAACGTATGGGCAATAGAAGATACCAGCGTCATAAGCATTAGCACCCTTATAACCAACAACATAGAACTGCGATGCAGCGCCAGTGTTTGCTGAGTAAGGATCAACGAATACCTTGTAACGACCGTTCAGCGTACCAACGAAGGTATTGCCTGTGTCATCAACTTGAAGAGTTGGCGAACCATTAAGTGCACCACCTGTGTCAAGCATACCTGCCATTGCAAGAGCAGCAGCAACGTCTGACGAACAGATAATGAAGTTACCCTTACCACGACGGGTGTCTTGAGCGATTACGTTAGCGTCACGTTCGATGTTGAACAGAAGACCCTTGAAACGCTCAACCGACCAACGACCGTTTGAGTCAACGTCAAGATCGAAAGTACCAGCAGTTGCAGTCGAAGCAGCACCTGTCTTAGCAACCTTGTAGATCGTACGGATAACTTCGCGGTTGATTTCAGCAAGAATTTCTTGTGAAAGGATGTTGGAAAGTTCGCCTTCAGCGTCAAGACCGTGAATTGCCTTGAGATCTTGAGCGAGTTCTACTGTGTATTCTGCCTTTAGCGCACGTGTCTTAGCAGTTACAGTTGTTTTCTCGATCGAGAATGCCATTTCGTTGAAGTCAGTTCCACCAGTTTCGCCAAGTTGCTCAGCGTCTACTGTTGCGATACCAAGACCAGTGGTGTAAGTACCATCAACTGGGTTCGAACCATCGTGTGCAGGCGATGCCGCACCAGAGAAGTCTGTATCTGCTTCGTTGAAGAGTGCTTCTGCTCCTGCCTGTGTCGAATACTTCGACTTCATCGCGAAGATAAGACCAGTTGGACCAGTCATAGGTTGAACGCCAGCAACGTCGTATGCCATTAGGTTTGGCAACGCACGACGAACGAGCGAGATTAGGATTGGATCGTAGCGATCGATGTTGCTATCACCAGTACCAGCGATGTTGTTTGCTGGAGTTTCGAAAAGAGCAGTACGCTCTTCACGAAGTGCCTTCTCTTGGTTTTCAAGAACTACAGCAGTAACTGCACGCTTGTATTTGTCTGAGATCTGGCCAAGTCCGTCATGGTTGAGAACTGGTTCCCACTTTTTTGTTAGTTGCTCTGAAAGAAACATTTAGTTTTCCCCTTTTAGGTGTTCAATAGATTTATTTATATAAAATTAATTTTTAGCAGAAAGTACGTCAAGTGCCTTGATATACTGACTTACCGTTGATGATTCGCTGAAGTCATTTTCAACTCCATCGTCAAACTTCTCTTCTGAAAGAGTTCTAGTCTTAGGGAAATAATTTTCCTTGATGACATTCAGTTTTTCTTCAAAGATATCTGCATTCTCGAATTCTACATCAGCGACCAACGACTTGAATTTCTCAGCGTCTGTTTTTGCTAAACCTTCTGCAACGACAGAAAGAACACTTTCTTTGTTGAGTTCGATATTAGCATTGTGTAGTTCTACATTAGCAGCGATTGCTTCATCCAGTTTCGAAGAAATTTCTTCAATCTGTGATTGCATTTCACCTAGAACATCGTATTTGTCTTCTGGGACATCAACATAATGCTCTGCGAAAAGTGTCTTTAGACCTTCAATGAAATCTTCAGCAATGTCAGTACGGAGACCGTTTTCCACTGCTAGTTGAT